ACTTATGCTTACAGACCCTATCAAATGGAGAGATGATTATAAGATAGGTACATCATACAGATTCCCTCATCAACAATATGCTCAGTATATTTTTACAGCTAATGGTGGTAATGAAAATAAAGCTACTCAAATTTGGTTAATGGGTGATGGTACTTCTGACTCTTATTCTAATGGTATAAGAAGTCAAGTTCAACCAGCAGACCAAAACTATACTAAGCTACAATTTAACAGTATGTCATCTAATGATATTGAAACTGTAAATATCCTAGGTCTTACATAAGAGACCTTTAACCCTTAACAAAAGGAAAGCCGCTCTTCGGAGCGGCTTTTCTGTTATTTCTTTTTGGCTTTTTTAACTGCTTTCTTACGAGGCTTTTTTCTATCCTCTATAAGAACAACCTTCTTTTCAGGTTTTCGTTTAGCAGCTTTTTTTGTAGTCTTCTTTGTAGCTCTTTTAACTACTTTCTTGGGTGATTTAGCCTTCTCTACCTCTTTCTTATTTTTGTAATATTCAATAAGAAACTTAGGCAAATCCTTTAGAGGATCACCGAGCTCTTTTACACAGTGACCACATCTAAAGGCTTTAAATCGATTGGCACTACTGAAGCATCCACATTCAGGGCACCATTTATCTTCTTTAGGCATTAAAGATACTGTTGAGTGTAAGAAGTATCCTCTTTAGCAGACTCTTCTACAACCTCTTCATCTTCTTCGTCAATAGGGTGTGTAGTATTACCACCTTCATGAGGTACTTGAGTAGGAGCATCGGTAGGGTTCTCAGGAAGTTCAGGAACTTCAACTGGCTTAATGTCTACTTTAGTCTCGTGACGCTGTACTTCTGGAATAGGAGCAAGATTGTCACCGAAATCAACAGGTGCACCAAGGCAGCAAGGAATAGTTACTTTACCTACAAAACGACCACCACCATGATCTTGTGCAACAACCATCTCACCAGAACCGTCAACAGAAGTAACACGAATGTGAAGACCAGAGTCGATATAAGAGTCGAGAACTTCCTTTACATTATCTGGAAGATCTTTGTAAGATTCGTGAGACTTGAAGTTATCATCGAACTTGATTACGTCACCAACTAGGAAACCCTTTTGTTCAAAACGTGATTGATACTTCTCAAGAAGGGAGAGAAATTTATTGTTTTTAGCCATACTATTATTTAGTCTCAAGACTAAATATTTATACTAAAAATGGCAGTAAGATTAGATAACCTTAAATTGACCTCTATTGAGGAGAAGTCCCTCGAGAGTGGTTACTTGTATAAAGATGTTAAGTTCGATCTCGGAATGACACGATTTGGTAAATCTGCTCTCTATGCTGAACAGACTCTTAAAGATCTTGATGAATTGCAAGATGGTCAAGCTGTTATTAATAGTGTAAAGAATATACTCACAACTACACCAGGTCAGAAGCTTCTCAACCCTACACTTGGTCTCGACTTTAGAAGCTATCTATTTGAGCCGATTAATACTACTACATCATTCTTCTTGGCTCAGTTTATCTATAGCAACTTAGGAGTACAAGAGCCTCGCATTACATTAGAAGGTGTAACTATTGAGAGTCTACAAGATCAAAATCAATACAATATTGAGATAACATTTAGTATACCTAAACTTGATATCTATGATCTATCTCTAAATGCTTCTTTGAATAAAGATGGCTACGTTTTGGTTTGATAACTAAGGCTTATAGATTAAATATCTATAATGAGCTTAGAAGATTTCACAGACTACAAACTTCCTAAGAACGCATACCTTACGTTCGATGCAGATTCTCTTAAGAATCTCATTATTGAGCGTTTGAATGAAAATGAAACGTTTACTGATCAGAACTTCGAAGGTTCTAACTTCAGTGCTTTCATTGATGTTGTAGCTTATATGTATCACGTTCTTCTCTTCCAGCTCAATACTACCTCTAACGAGTCTACATTTGATACAGCTACAATTTACGAGAACATGAATAAGCTTGTATCTAACATTGGTTATAAGCCTCTTGGTGATCAAACTTCACTCGCTAATATTTCTCTTTCTGCTACTAACCTAGCATCTAACGTTTATACAATTCCTCGCTACTCTACTATTGCTGCTGATGGTAACACTTTTGTAGCCACTAAAGATATCACATTTGAAAAGGTTGCAGATAATATTATTGAAGAGGTTACTCCTTCTAATACTACTCTCTACCAAGGTACTCTTACAGAAGCTACTTTCAATGCTACTGGTGAGCCATATGAGAATATCATTCTTGTTGATAGCTTTACTTCAAAGCAGTTTACTCAAAGTGCAAAGAACCTTAACAATACAAAGTTTATTAGTGATAATACCTTTAGTGTATTTGTACAGAATAATGTTACTAGTGTTTGGGATGAGTATACTGAGACAGCTTCTCTATTCCTTGAGAGTGCTGATGCTAAGAAGTTCGAAAAGCGTCTTAATGCTTCAGGTAACTACGAGTTTAAGTTCGGTAACAACCTTAATGGTAAGCAGCTTAATGGTAATGATACTGTATTAATATATTACGTTGTATCTGATAATGATGCTGGTGATATTGGTCCAGGTGCTTTTGTTGGTTCTTCATTCACCCTTTATAACTCTAAAAACTTCGGCGAAGTTAAAGACATTCTCTTTGATAGTGATCAGACAATCATAACAGCTGCTCAACTTGCTAACCTTACAGTTAATAATCCAACAGCTTCTTCACCAACAAAGAAGGCAGAGACAGTAGAAGATATTAGAACAAATGCTCCTAAAGTATTTGCTTCTCAGAACCGTCTTGTTACAAAGGATGATTACAGATATCAGATTAATAGAAACTTCAATAACATTACTCGCGATGTTAAGGTTCTTTCTAACGAAGATTATACATCAAAAGTACTTGCTTACTATAATGATTTAGGTCTCGCTAATGGTAATGATGATGCTCGTGTTCTTTACTCACAAGTTCTCTTCTCTACTTCAACTAGCTTTAACAACGTTTATGTTTATACAGTACCAAACGGTAATCCAACATTAGATGGTACAATTCCAAACTTCCTTAATGCAGCTCAAAAGCAGCTTATCTCAGACTTCTGTGATAATAAGAAAGACATTACTCAGAACGTAGTTGTTGCTGATCCAATCTTCAAAGCATTTGCATTCGGTGCTACAAGCCTTGGAAGTTCATTTGCTACAAATGATACAATCGATGATATTGTTAATAACTCTAAGCTTCGTATTACATTAGATAGAAACCAAGCTATCAATGATGGTGCTGTTAAGACAGCTGTCTTTAATACATTTAACAACTACTTTAACAATGTACAGTTGGGTGATGTTATTGATGTAGCTGCTCTTACTAATGATGTTCTTAATATTCCAGGTGTTACAGCTCTTCACACTGTTAACGGTGATGCTGAAGTTGCTAACCTTAGCTTTGCTGTATGGAATCCTGACTATAAAGACGAAGATCGTGTTATTCAGTCTCTCAACTATCAGCTTGAAGACTTCCAGTTCGCTTATTTCTACAATCCAAAGGATATAGCTAATAAGATTGAACTTCGTCGCTTGTAAACACTTGCTCGGCGATTAAATAAGTGTATGTCGCTAAGCTCTCTACAACTTGATCAATCCGGTGAGTTTGATCTCTTGTATAATTTCTTCTATGTCAGGGATTACACTGGTGCGGAAACCTATGAGTCTTATGCACTACCTTTCACTCCTTTAACCTTTGCTCCTAACTTGGAGGATGGTATTGATGATTTCGTTTCTAATAAGCGCGTAGTATGGGACTTCGGTGATGGTAGTTCTACAGTTGAGACAGTAACTGCTCAACACGCTTATGATAAGCCTGGTAGATATAAGGTTTCTTGTTATCTTTATAATGAGGATGGTACAGGATATTATGACACTTTCCATTCCAAAGTTGAGATTAAAGACTTTATTGAGGATAAGCTTGTAATTGATTCTCCTACTGATATTGTGCACAATACAGGTGAAATTACTAATCCTATCACTATTGAGAGATACAATTCTTTTAGAGTTGGTACTCCTACTATTGTAGCCTACACTTCTGGTGCTACAGATACAGATTTCTTTAGTCGTGGTTATGCTGATGAAACATATGGTCATCTCAAACCTTCATCTTCTTTTGTACAAATATTAACAACTAACAATATTGTTGAGGCTCTAGATACAAACGTTGTAACAACTCTCAATACTGAGATTTATGTTAAGTTGGATGAGAACAATGAGATCGTTTATACAGATAAAAATGATACTGATGCTTTCTTTGCTGGATTAACCGGTACAGAAGAAGTCTACTTCAGAAGCGATATGGTTGGTAACTATAACCTATTTTTTGGCTTCGAGCAGGGTAGTATATTTGATGAGACAAATACTACAACTTACGGTGCTAAAGCATCAATTAATGAAAACAATACCTATAGTGACTTAACCATTACTTCTAACGGTATTGATGGTAATACGATTTTCGATATTGGTAAGACGAAGTTTGCAGGCTCTAAAATTGCTTTTGTTGTTAAGGTGAAGGATGAATCTAACTATTCACAAAAGAACATGCCATTGCTTAGCACAGCTGATGCTTCTCTAGATTTATATCTTACAGATGGTACAAATGTATATGATGCTGTATTCTCTTCTAACTTCCAAGATCTTTCAACTCTTGATAGTGGAGGTTTCTATAAAGGTTACTTTACTACAGATAATCAAACAACATTAGAGAATGTATACTTGAGTGCTTACTCAGAGATTACAGACTCTTCAGATCCATCACATACAGGAGTTAGTAATACATTTACTATTTACCCTTCTTCTTTCTATACTGTATCAAAGCAGAATGAGCAAATTGACATGAAGGATGCTTTTAAGGAGATTGCAATCCAGCCTCTATTTGATGATGCGAAGATTCTAATGAGCGACTTTATTGGTTCTATATTTGGCGATCTTTCAGCTACACAAGATTCTATTGGTAAGAGTACATATGAGAAGATTCAAAACTTCTTTGAGAACAACTCTACAATTGATGAGTCAAATATTGAGCAACTTGATGGTATTCTTCAATTGCTTGATCTACCAGAACTCAACAAATACTCTCTTCCACCCAAGCTTATGAGAGTTATGGATCTCCTTAGTATCTCCAAGTCTAAGCTGTTTGGACGAAGAAATAGAGATAATACACACTATCAAACATACGGCTATCGTTTAAATAACTTCTATGGTGAAAACTTAGGTGATGCTCTTACTTCTGGTAGTAAGATTATTGTCGGTGAAAATATTGTAGCTCATGAAAAGTATAGTGGTAATTATATCACACTAAATACTAACCTTCCTCTTAACGCTGCTATTACACCAGCAGTTCAAACTACAACAGGCTTTATTTATGTTACAACTTCAGGTAGTCTTCTTTCTGCTGAGGCTGTTGAGTTAGATGAGGGTACTGAGATTGAGCAAGAGCAACTTCCTAACTGTGACATTATTACAGAGAATGGATTGCAAATTCTTACTGATGCTCTTTCATCAGATTCCTCTTTCTATTCATTAAGTGATTATAACTCTACTTGGGGTTGGCCATTACTTTCCGGTGGTGGTAGAGACATTACAGATATCTACAACTTCTACTATCAGAGAGAGACAGAAGGTGAGATTACAGACTCTATCATTGATTGGACAGATCCAAATACAACCATTTCTTATACTATGACCTCTTATGAAGATTGGTCTAAGAATAATGGTACAATGTCAAACATTTTTGCACAAAGCCTATATGAAGGTTTAGAACTCTTCGAAGATTAATACTATGTCAGATACATCATTAAGAACAGTACTTGTTAAATATTCTATAACTAACCCAAATGAGGTTGATTATAAGGATACTGTTGCTCCTTTCTCATTCTTGGACTTCATTAACAATACTCAGGCAGATTATTCTCCTGAAGAGTATAGTTCCTTTTACTCTTCTTATCTTCAGTTGTGGCATGCAGATCAAGGTGGCTCTGAAGAAGAACAAAAGACGCAGTTTAAGGATTACTACAGACAGTTTATTAAAGAGATTGTAGTTAACTATACTACAGAGACAGAGAAGAGATTCCTCGAAAAGATTAACTTCAATGATCCTGCTGACCTTGATGTAGCTATTCCTTTCTTTGCTAACAGACTTAAAGACATTGCTCTCTTCTATAAGAAGAAGCGTGATGAAGGTAAGTATGTTATTGATAGAAATAAGATGAAGGGTTCACAAACTGGACTTGAAAAAGCTATCTTCGACAACATCTATAACTTTATCTTTAACTCTGAAGATGCTCTTGATACTGAGAATGATGAAGTGTTTAAGGCAGTTCAAGGTCTTGGTGTTGAGATCGAAGAGTTTGTAGATGTATATGGTGACTACTTTGATGTACCTGATACAGCTGATGGTAACAACATTAACGAAATCGATTCTAAGTATTGGTTAGATCCAGATGGTATTGAAGCCATTACAGGTGAGTTGAATTGGATTGGTGCTATTAGAACTTTCACCATTAACCCACCAGCTATTACTCCAGAAGAGTATGATGCTATTTGTAATCCTGATAATGAACTTGTACAGCTCTACAATCAATACAAAAAGGGCGGTATTCCTCTTAACGAGTTTTATGCTTTAAAGAGAGCGCTTGTACAAAAGTATATTGGTACAGATGTATACTATATCGATACAACATCTTCTCCTGCTGTATCTGGTGTAATGTTTACTGCTGACAATCCAGCTGCTAATGCACTTAACTTACAAGGTGCTGATACTGCTACTGTTCCAAGTGGTCAGCAAAAGCTTTTACGTGATGTTGGTCTTAACTTCCAGCCTGATGATATTGGTCTCTTTAAGCTTCAAGCTGAAACTTATAACTACGAGATTGATCGTTCTGCTTTAGAAGAAGATAAAGTTTACATCTTCCCAGATCCTGCTAAGTTTGGTAATGTATCAACTAACCCACAAGCTGACTATCCTGTATATTACAAATTTGATCATCGTGGTAATACAAGAAACGTTTCAAGTGGTTTTACTGCTGGTGATCCAAAGACCACAAATAAGGTAACTACTTTCGAATCTTTTACTACTAAAGAACGTAACACTACACAGCTTAAAGATCTTAATGATATCAGTTATAAGCTTAACTTTACTGATCTCTATAATGAGGGTCTCGTTTCAAAGCATCAGACAGATGTATATGGTAATGAGTATGCCTTATTTAAGGCTGAGCCTCTTAAACCACGAGCAGAAGATATCTCCAATACAGTTAAGAACTTACTTTTAAATGGTCACGTATTCTTTGATCAATTTGAAGGTGCATCTTTCAACTATAGCTTAACTGGTCAAAATGGTAATACATTTAGATCTGGTTTAAGTACAAATACTAATGGATTTGATGAATTAGACAATCCTATGTATTTCTACATGAGAGAGTTTTACCCATATCAAGATCTTATTCAAGATTCAAGAAATATTGTACCATTGTATAGAGATGGTGGTGCTCTTACTTTCCTTGATGGTAAAGAGCTTCCTGACAATGCTAATGGTAACTCACACTACACGATTCGTGCTGATGCTACTGTAGATCAGAATGATGAGTTCTTCCCAGATGTTAAATACTACCTTTCTGCTGGTATTGGCTATAAAGATTATGATGGTGGCTTCTTTTCAGATGATGTGCAGCTTCCAAACGACTTTGTATATGGTGATAACCTACTATTTGTTGACTCTGTTGATGAAAGAGCTAGCTCAGTTCTCTCTAACCTCTCTTCAAGTACTACTTCACTTACTAATGAAGAGAAGGCTACTTTAGATGGTACACTATACATTAAGAATGGTACTTATTCTACATCAGAGAAACTTTCAGCTGCTCTTGCACCACTAATTAGCAAATACTCTACAGCTGTTCAATCTCAAATTAATAATGAGCTTGTAGACTTTGACATTATTCAGAATACAATCTTCCTCGAGACTAAGTCAGGTCTCCTTGTAGATAAGATCAAGTATGATGATGGTGAGTTTGTAAATCCAAGAACTGTTAATACTTACTACTCTGCAAGTAGTGCTGATAACACTGATACATTTACTAATAGGTTCTATGTAGAAAAGACAGGTAAGATTTACTTTGGTAAGTTTAGACAAGATGGTGAGTGTACTAATGATGCTGATAACTATAAAGCTTACTACCCAGAGATTTACGAATACTCTATTGATACTAATAAGTCACGTTTGATCTATCCTCGTAAGGATGTTGGTAACTCAGTTACTGACTTTGAACTTAATGATGCTCTTGATACATATCGTAACTACGTTCCTACATCTATTCATACCCCTACTATTGCTTACAATAGCAGAAATGACCTCTTCAAGTTGACATACATTGCTAATGATATGAACGACTTTACTCACCTTGTTGATGTTTCATTCAAGCTTGTTGACAATTCCTTGAGTGCTATCGATTCAAATAGATATGAGACAATAAATAATATTGCACGTACAACTACATTTGGCGATAAGTCAAACTTCGGTTCTATCTCTGCTAATGGTGGTACATTTACAAGAGATGAAGATAACTTTACCCTTACAATCTAATGAGTACCATTTATATTAACCTTTCTGCTACTACTGAGAATACTGATGTTCTTAAAGAGGAAATTGCCTTTAAAGGTGACCCTACTATTACATTCATCTTAACTGGTATTGAGGAAGAAGCTAATCAGGCACTTACTCTTGACATTAACTGGGGTGATGGATCTGATGTAAACTTCAATCAGAAAGATCTCGTCTTTAACTATAAGAAAGAGTCTATCTTTAATGAAATGCTCTATGGTAAAGTTGGTGGTACTATTCTTGATAGTTATGAGCATACTTATGATACCTTTACAAGCTCTTTTGCTACTTCTCTAACAGCACAGTTCCTTGTACATTACAATAATGGGTTCTATGCTAATATCTTCCAGCCAATCAAGCTTGTAAGAGAAAGTTACTATGACAATATTCAAAAGCTTGGTATTCAGTCTACTCAAATGACTGGTGCTTCAGGTTCTAATACAGTAGCTAACCTTGAGTCTAAATTTGACGGTCGTACATACGTAACTTATCTAAATAACTGATTGTATAAGCAGACTTTGCCATTAAATAAGTATAATGGCCAACATCTTTACTCATTCTACTTCAGCAGTATCCTTTCCTCAGGCTGAATATCAGGATAGGTATATCTCTGTAAAACAGGCAAAATCTACTTTGGAGCAAGGTTTTACTGTTAATAAGATTGATGCCTTTACCAATGCTAAAGATAGTAGCATTAACAACTATAGCTCCTACTACCTTACAAATAGAGATAAGCTTACGAACTTTATATCTGTTTCATCATTAGAACAAGATCAGTCTACATCATTAGTAACAACCCTTGGCTTTGAGCGACCTGCTAATGCTCCAGATGAATACTTCTACATTTTCAAGAGTACACAAGATTTTACAGATTCACAAAAAGCTATTGGCATTCAGCCACTCGGTAAAACAGGATTTTTTGAGAATAACTACTTCTTCGAGATTGAAGCTCTCAACAATAACCTTTGCCGTATTAAGCATAACAATGGTGTTTTTGATTACTATCTTAACTACAATACAGATGTTGATAAGTTTGTATTCTACCAAAATACAGATGAGTATAAGAATATTGAACGAGAGCGTGCAGATGTATTTCGCTATGTTCTTGATGATGACGGTTATCTCCAACTTTATAAGTTTTACGAATCCAAGCTTCAAGTTGTTACCTTAAGTGCTGGTGAACTTACCCTTCAGCCATTTTTATCCGGTGATCTTAACCGTAGTATTAATAACCTTATTCATGTTAACTACAACTTAGATCAAAACAAAGAGTTTATTAATAAGAGCTTTGCAAGTTACAATAACTTCAAAACTACTAACCTTATACTTGATGGTGAGAATAGTAATACTGATGAAGAAGGTCAGTACATGTTTACTACAAACTACAATACTATCTCTTCTGACAGTTTTCCTGTTAACTACTTTGCTCTTGATACTAACCGCTCAGAGTTTAACTTTGTTAAGCGTGGTTCTAGCATGGTTGATAGTAAGGTTGGTCTTGGTGTTGATCCTAGAGAGTATTACAATATTGAAACTGGTGTAGATCAAGAAAAAGGTCTTAATAAGATTAATCTTAACTATAGTTTCTATGATAAAGATGTATTTGTAACAAATGGTTCTGATACACACTTTACTGCTCCATCATCTATGTATCCATATGACAAGCTTAATGTGAATGATTCACAGTTTGTCTTTAATGGTGCTTTTGCTGGTCCTACTCCTAAGCTTTCTGATAAGGTTTTAGTTAAGCGTAAGAATACAACTCAATATGATAATGGTCGTTATCTCTGCACATGGTTAAGTGGTGGTACTCTTGGTGAAAAGGGACTTTGGGTTGATCGTTATTACTACCCAGATAAGATCTCTAAAGAAGCTGCTCTTTCTGCTACTTCTTACTTTAGCCCTTCCTTCTTGGATAGTGTTGATGGTATTGATTTTGATGTATCTGACCTTGTTCTTGGTAAAGAGAAGTTCTTTGATAAGAAGAGTGATGCTGCTATTACACCAAATACTAAAGTTAAGTATGAGCGTATTGGTAATGCTGATGTTCGTAATATTGTAGAAAGCTCTACACCATTAGTATCTAGCTTTGATAGTTATACAACATCTAAAACAGTTAGAGGTGAGACAGAAAACATTTGTAACGACTATAGAGGCTCTGAATTTACCTTTGATGGAACTAACTTCACATGCTTTGATGTATCTAAGAAGGTAGATGAAACTAAGAACTTTACTATTAGTTTTAACATGTATCTTGACCCTAACCATAAGTATGGTTTCTCTCTTCTTGGTAATAATACTAATAGAGGTTTTGGTATATTCCAAGATCAGACAGTTACACCATTTGTACATGTTGTTAGTGAGAATACTCTTTACATTTACAATACTGACTTTACTCTTCTTAATAAGGTAGACTTCAAGACAAAGATTAAGAATGTATTTAAGAGAAGTGCTCTTGATGATTATGTTGTAACTACAGCTGGTAACTTATTTTATAAGGTTAACTCACAAGGTAATAAGATTAAGCTTGAGTGTGGTTCAGAGATTCTTGATTACTATGGCTTCTATGAGAATCATGAACACATTGACTTTATCTCTTCTGATCAACAGGTAAGGCGCTTCGATCTAGATACCTTTGAAGTTACTGATGTTACTGCAGAAGAGTTTGATGTATATAAGAACGAGTTTTGTCTTTATGATAATGTTCTAGAGTATAATGATAATACATATAAGCTTGTAGGTAAGAATAAGAACTGGGAGAATGACAATACAGTATTCTATCAAGTATCTTCTTATGTTGTTAAGCATAACCTTGATGATGCTCCAGAAGCTTTCCTTAAGGGTGGTGTTAAGGACTTTGTTGTAGCAGAAGATAAGATCTATACTATTAAATCTGATGAATATTATATATTCAATACAAGTGGTGTGTTTGAACTTTCAGGTTCTATTGATGAAGTATTAGTATCAGAACAATTAACTGATATTACAACTCTTTCAGGTGGTCAATTCATTTCAGTGGATTGGGTTAATGAGTATGTTAATGGGGAGCAGGTAACTTATCCAATCTTCCTTGCTGAAGGTCCTGATAACAACTTGTATGGTGTTAAGGGTACAGCTCCAGTACTAGATGCTTTTGGTATTGAAGGTACTCTTGCAAGTAATACTGCTGGTAAGAAGCTCACTAACTATAATACACTTACACATAACTATGATGCCAAGTCTATTGACTTTAAGCTTACCTTAAGGAACTATCTCAATACAGAAGATATTCTTACACAGAATATTGTATTTGATCCGACTGTATTCGAAGCTGGCTTCTACAACTTTACTTATAGACTTGATACTAAACAAGGTAATGCTTCACTCTATGTAAATGGTGTACTTTATGAGAACCAAACCTTCTCTCCTGGTAAGTATCTCATTCAAGATGTCTTTAGTGATGAGTTCTTTATGGGTACTGCTGGTTTCCAGAGTAATATGGATCTTTCAACATACTTGAAACAACCTGGTTATTACTATTGCAAAGATCTTACAATTGCTAACCCATATATCTATAATGAAGCAATTAGCACTGAGTTGGTTTATGCCCTATTCTTGCTTGAGAAGAAGATTGATGATATTGTACTTTCTATACCTGCAGGTCAAAGAACTTCAAAGACAGAGATTCAGCAGTTCTTCAAGTTTAACAGAACTAACTCTTCTAAGAACATTGACATTGTAGTTCGCAATCTCAAGATTACAGATGAAGCTGTTAGGGAACAGATTAAGACATCTATACTTGCTGAAGCTAATAGCTTTGCACCAGTTGGTGTTAAGATCAATGATGTAATTTTTAAAACGTATTAAGATGATTGATTATACAACATACAAAAAGATCTATACAGATGGTAGCTTGTTCACTTTAACAGGAGCCGACTTTAGCGGTTATGCTCAGTTAAAGGATGGTGTTGCTACCGAAGTAAGTACTGGTAAGACTCTTTCACCGAAGTCTACATATGCTACTGATCTCTTCTATACAACATACTTTCAGGATAGAGTAATTGCAGATAGTCCAAACATTCTTCCAAATAAAGAGAGTGATTGTCTTTTCAGTCTTAATGATAACTTTAATTTTGATCTATTTAAGTTTAAGTTAGATAAGCTTAGAGAGAATAATACATTTGCCTACTCTCGTATGTTTATTTCTTCTAATAAACTACCTGCTACTGATACCATTACATATGCATCAGCACCAAATACCTATTCAACGGGTTTTGAGATTAATGTTAGTGATCAAAATAATCCAAGATTTAAGTCTAATGTAAAGTTCGCTGATAACAACTTCTTAAGTGCTTTTGGTTATATTGTTGATGCTACTGCTCAGGTAGATTATGATGATTCAAATAACTTCTCTTTATTCTGTTGTACATCTTCTAACCTTATATCTTTAACAGGTTCAAGTACATCTATTAAGATTATTGAAGATTCTACAGGTTATGAAACTGAAGAAAACGACTTAGCATTTGCTGAACTTGGTGGTCTTGCTTCAACCAATAAGTTTCTATATGTTTCTGATACTGGTAATAATACAGTACTTAAGTATGATATTGAAGGTTATCAAAACAACGACTCTGCTCTTAAGAATAAGAGAAACTATATTGAGCTAGTTGGTGGTTTTGGTGATGGTAAGCGTCAGACAAAGTTCTTGCGTCCTACAAAGCTTGCTGCTTACGATGATAAGGTTGCTGTGCTTGATTCTGGTAACTTCTGCGTTAAGTTGTTTGATAGTGACTTTAACTTTACCTCACGTATTACTTCTATTGATCTTAGAACTGAGACATTTGGTGGTATGGCATTTGATCCTGACTTTGGTACTTTCTATGTTGTAACTTATAAAGATGTAACAACTGATAACATTACAAATAGAACAGCCTTCTTATATCGCTTTAGTGGAGATAGTTTTAAAGATAAAGAGAAAGTAACTCTTAAAGATAAGCTTGGTGATGAAGAGGTAGTTAATGATGTTACATTCTCAGGTACAGATAGTAACTTCTGGTATTTCTCAACCAACTTGACTGTTTATAAAAAGTTCAAGACTCGACCTGAAGAGGTTATCGGTAAGTTTAGAAGTGAGAGACTTTACCTTCTACGACCAAGTGAAGACGCCTTTACTAATAACAGGTGGAACTTTACTAATGCTAACTTTGCTGATGCTAACTTCTTCTGGAATCTTAACTCTTCAGGTAGCTCTACTACAGTTGATGGTCTTCTTGATTATAACATTAACAACTTTAACATCTTCCCAACCCAAGATGGTACAGATAGAGCTATCATGCTTACTGATGGTAGATTGTACTTCTTTAATGAACCTACCCATACTGCTTATCAGAGAGTTCTTAAAGATGAAAACTATGCTAACTACGGTAGTGCTGCTTTCTCTTTGAATACAGATTCATTCATTCAACAGTCTGTTGTTAATACTGAACTCTTTAAAGTAGTTAACGATACATTAACTCTTAAGAATAACATTATTGGTAGATTTACCGGTAAGTATGTAGATGATGTTCTTGAGCTTGATGATTACGACTATAATGTTGAGTTTGATAAGTTCTTAATTCAAGAGCTTGAGAATCTATATGTTCATGGTAATGAAGAGAACCTTACAGGTGTTCTTAATCGTTGCTTTGCTCTCGTATATGAACTACAAGATAGGTTAATGAATTTTGTACAACCTGGTGTTGGATCTAAAGTTCAACCTTCTTATACTTCTGCTGGAATTATAGAAATTTAATTGCTTATCCATCTTGCTGTATTAAATATAAGTATGGCAAGTCAATCACTAACTAATACCAACATCTCTGAGACTTACGTTGGTGTTCTTCATGCAGAAGGTGCTCCTCTCCCAGCTTCTGGTAAAGCCGACATCTATGATGGTTTCGGTAATAAAAGTGCTTTATCTGTTGGTCGTGAAGGAGAAGGTATTGAGGTGAGTGGTACGCTTGGTGCTAACTTTGCTTCTGCCATTGCTGATGTTATCTACCCTGTTGGTTCGTTATTCTTCTCTAAAGACAATAACAACCCTGGATCTCGTATGGCTGGTACATCTTGGACTCAAGTTGCAGAAGGTCAATTTATTGCTGGTGTTGGTACTGGTACTGACATTAATGGTGCAACTCATACAGTAACATCAGGTGATACAGACACAGCTGGTGAATATGAGCATACCTTAACAGTAAATGAACTTGCAGCTCACACTCACGAGACGGTAGTAGATCATAAAGACTATACAGGCATTCCAAACCCTACAGGAGGCCAGAGAGTTGGTAGTCATAAGAATGCTGATTATGCCATTTCACTAGAATCTACAACTGCCGGTGGTGGTCAATCTCATAACAATCTTCCTCCAGCATTCGGTATGTATGTCTGGGAACGAACAGCTTAACATTTTAGAAAAATGCCAGATATCGAAATCGTAAAACTTAAATTAAGAAGAGGTACAGACGCTCAACGTGAGAGTGTAGTCCTTGAACAGGGTGAACTTGGTTACACAACAGACTCAAAGAGAGTATTTGTTGGTGATGGATTCCTCTCAGGTGGTAATGTAGTAGGTGCTAAGAATCACCCACCAATGTATATTGGTACAAGAACAGACCTTACTGAGGCTGTTACTGGTGATATGGTATATGAAGATAACCTTCTATATCAGCTTTCTGGTACAGATGCTGCTCAACTTAGTGCATGGGCATTTATTGGTACAAGGGTCGATGGTACTACTCTTGAATATGATGCTGGTGTACTTGAGCTTAAGGATAATGGTATTACAATCGATAAGGTTGCTTCCGATTTCGTAGTACCTAATGGTGGTATTGAGATTACATCAACTGGTCTCTCTGCAGCAGTTGATGGTTCAACTATTTTTGTTAATGGTTCAGGTCAACTTGAATCATCTAGACTCTATCTCAGCTCAGGTGATATTAGTTTAGGTCTCAGCGGTGCTGGTGGTGATCCAATTGGTGTTGATGTTACTGAAGCATTTACATTTGATGGCAATAAGCTTGACTTTGCTTATGCTGGTGATGATACAGTTGGTGCTGATGCTATTGCTTTGTCTGCTCTTGGTAATGGTCTTCAAAAGACACCAGGTACAGGAGAGCTTAGACTTGAAATTATTGGTGGTGCCGTAATGCATCCATTTAATACTTCAGAGTATGATTCTACCGGTCGTGTTATTTCAACAAGTAGTTCAATTGAACAAAACCTTTCCGGTACTGACACATCTGGCGGTGGTGAGATCTTCTTCGGTTCTATGGATGCTGAAGCTCCAGGTAGTGAAGCAATTGTAAATGTACTCTCTGGTAACGCTGATGGCGATAGTGTTGCTGTTGCTCTTTCATCTGCTGGCTTTATTCAGATTGCTTCTGGTAATAAAGGTAATTTTGCAATTCCAGTCTTTAAATTCTAAAAATCATGTCAAAGAAAATCGAAATTCTCGAAAACACTCTTCTTAAGCTTCTTGTACGTCGCGGTACAGATGTAGATCGTCAACTTATTACACTTGATCAAGGTGAACTTGGTTTTACTACAGATAGTAAAAGACTATTTGTTGGGGATGGTTCAACTCTTGGTGGTCTAATTACCGGTAATAAGTTTCTCGGTTCATCTGCTAACCATGAAACAATAACAGAAGGAGCTGATGGTGACTTTGCTTTTAATACTGTAACCAATACACTATATTCTAAGAATGGTAATAGTTGGGATCGTGTTGCTGTTCTCTTTGAAGCTGCTGATGGTTCTATTATCGTTAATGATGTAGAAGGTACACTTGCTGTTGGTACTCTTTCATCACAACACTTGAGTGGTGCAGTAGATATTACTGGTAACTCAATTGAACTTATTGATGGTAAGATTTCTTTGAGTGGTACACAGATTAAGACTAATCGAATTACCCCTAATTCTACTTCACACCTTTATTTGCCTCAGAACTTGAATATCAATGCTGTTGATTATCAATTTCCAACTGGTGGTCTTGGTGGTGCTAATAGCTACCTTCAAGTTGATACAGCAGGTAATCTTAAATGGGCTGCTCCTCAATCTAACGCTACTGTCTTTTTTAACTCTTCTGCAGGTACAGTTCCAGTTGGTGGTATGGTTGAGTCTGCTGCTCTTACTGCAATGCCTACTGGTTGGTTGCTAGCAGATGGTCAGACAGTTGCTGGAGCTGATTATCCTGATCTCTCTGCTGTTATTGGTGATACATATGGTGCTAATGCTGGTCATACTACTTTTAATCTTCCGGATGAAAGTGCTAATGGCTTTGTATTTATTAAAGCTCTTCCAGACAATACTGCTACTCCAACCTTCAAGGTTGAAAATGGTCTTAAGGCTACAGTAGATGGTACTCCAGTTGCTGAAGGTGATTCTTTCTCACCTCTAGCTGATGAGGTTATTATTGCTGCTCCAGTTCCTGGTTTTGTAGCTTATGATACAGCTGGTGCTGGGTCATTTACAACTCAAGCAACTTACACAAAGTTCTGGGTAACAGGATCTGGTTCTACTGGTGGTAGTAGAGCAGGTGGTGCAGCTGCTACTGTATACGGTATTCTTTCAGCTCCTATTGGAACAACAATCGATTACTTTGTTGGTGACGGTGTTACAACATCAATGACACCAGGTAATGACTCTTATATTTCTTACTTGTCAAGTGGTTTGACTGTTGAACTTGCTCGTTCATTCGGAGCTTCAATGCCAGACTATTGGACTTGGATTGAAACACTTACTGCAAATGGTGGTTCTTCTGACCCAACTGACGATCACATTCTCGCAGTACATATGCTCTCTGGCGCCTTTGGTGGTCAAGATACAAACGACGGTGGTGATGAAGAGGTTAATGGTAATGCTTCATTCTGGGGTGGTGCTGGCGCGCCTGGTGCTTCAAATCACGCTCATGGTGGATCTTTTGGTCACACAGCTCCAGGAATGGTCAAGTTTGAGTGGGGAATGTAATTTATCTCTTGTAAAGCCCATACACACGATTAAATAAGTGTATGGTATATCCAACTGGTCTCCCTACCGATGCAGCTGCTGTAGCTGTTTTCGAAGAAGGTATGTCTCCTGAGTATGATATTATTTGGTCATTTACATATGAACTATCTAATGCTGCACCAGGAGATGAGATTGGTTTTTGTATGTTTCTTCAAGATGCTCTTTCAGCAGTAGCTGGTGGTGGTGTTGGTCCTGATTTAGGTTTTACAGGTACATATGACCTTACTTCTAAAGCAGAACCTTTAAGTGGTAAGATTCTTGGTGTAGGTTTTGATACTTTAGGAGCATTTGGCGAACCTATTGATGATTATGGTAGTGGTGATACTAGAGATGGTTTATCTGCTGTAGTGCCAAATGGTGTTCATGTTAGAGATGCTGATGGTAATATTGTTTCTACTGAGTCATTATCAGCTTTTGAACTTATCGAAGAAGGTAAGAAGACAGTTAGAGCAAGACTTGGTAACTATGGTAGAACATTAACTGTTGACTATAAGAAACAAGGTGAAGAGTTTTTTACTCCTATCCTTAAGCAAGATGTTAACCTCACCTTTGATAGTGGTACAAGATACAGACCAGGTGTTTCCTTTGTTAAGCCAGTTAATGCAGCTACTGTAACTGGTGAGATTGTTATTGATGGCTTCCACGTTGAAGGTAATCAGAATAGCATCCAAGAGAGTGCATTAGAATTTACACCAATAACACCTTTTACTAATAATTTATCTGCTCTCGGACCAGATCCTCAAGGTGTACCAGCACGAGAAGATAGACCTATACTTCCATTCTTAGGAATGGAGCCTCATGTTGGTTGTGCTGATGGTGCATGTGGTGTACCAGTAAGTTCACCAGAAGGCTTTTATCCTAGTACTTTCTTATACCAAATGTCAGCATTTATTGGTGACGTAAATGTAGATTACTCTACTACAGGTGATCCTTATCGCTTTATTATTACATTAGATAATGAAGTTAAACACGATTCAGGCTTTATCGGTAATGAATCATTTAACTATGGTGGTGCATCAAGATCTACATTCATTACAGGTTTACTCTCATCTGCTAATCATGGCAGTTACCCAGCAACTGACCTTGCACCAGATGGTTACCCATATGTTAGTAATACATTAACAGTTGAAACATCAATCTATAAAGATACTGATACATCTAGAGCACTTGTTGAAGTGTTCGAGCCCCTTTCCTCATCTAACTGGAATATAACAGTTGGTTGCCCGTTCTATACTCTTTCATGTGGTGTAGAAGATGAATACCTTTGCGGTCTTACACAGCAACATGAAACACTTCGTAAAATCGTATTCACAAACTTAGACATCTAATAATAAAATGGCCAGAGACTTAAAAACCGTAGTTAACGAATCTGTATTTACAGCAATTAACGGATATGATGCATCGACTGATAAGCCGATGTTCAATAATTTGGGTAATGCAGCAACAATGACCAGAACAACTGATAACTGGATGCATGCTCTTGTTGGTTCTACAGGTATTTCTCCTTTAAACAATAACGATGTTGGTGGTGTTGCTGGTACAAGAATGGGTGGTGCTCTTATTACACCAAGACACATGGTTTTTGCAAGGCACTATGTATTACCTGTTAATAAGATTGTTTATTTTTACGATAGAAATAACGTTAGATACGATCGAGTAATTACAGCAAATGCTTATCACGGAATGGGCTCTGCTAACGGTGATTATTATGTAGCTGTTCTTGATAGTGATCTTCCTTCAGAGATTGAACCACTTAAAGTGTTTCCACCAGACTTCTACAAGTATCTTGATCCAAGTCAAATTACTCTACCTGCATACCTACCTGGACGCTTTTCTTTTACTGACGACTTCCCTATTATACATACTGACCAAGAAGAGAAGTCTCTTATTTCACGTGCAACTTCTATTGATGTTGGTGAAGAGGGTATTGCTGGTTTTGATGCTTCTCCAAATAGTTACCAAACAGGTGATCTTGGTAAGATGATGTATGGTAATCCAATTGATACTGACTTACAAGCTTGGAGAGAAGGTTTAATTGCCGGTGATTCAGGCACACCTCACTTCGCTCTCATTGATGACGAGCTTATTTTCCTTGGACCAACTTATACGACTAATAGAGTTGATAGTATTGTTAACCTCCGTACTCACAACGACATTAATAAGTTAATTGAGGATGCAGATACTGCTGCTGGCTTTAATACTGGTTATGAGCTTACTTCCTACGACATGACAGGATTTAAGCAGTACAATATTCCTGATAGAGAGTATACCTTTATTGGTAATGATATCAGTAACGGTACATTGATTCAGTTCCGTGGTAGTGTAACAGACCATAACAGCTACCACTACTCAATTCCTTATGCTGCTACTGATGTTGTAAGAACAGATCCACGTGACGATTCGCAAACCCTTTATAGTGTAACTGGCATATCTACAAGTAACCAGAAATGGGTAGGAGCTGTATATGCTTCTAATAAGCGCATTTATGCTGCTCCTCACGCTGCATACGGTCCACTTATTGTTAATACAGAAGACCCTTCTAACGTTACTGTAGATTATATTAATGTTGGCTACGGTCTTCAAACAAGAGGTATTGCTCTTCAAGATAACGGTAACGGTGCTGGTGCTGCTTATATGACATCTTATAGTGGATCTGAGTCTACTAAGAAGTTCACATTCGATGCAAATGGTAATGAGTCAGCTGTTACTTCTCTCACTTATACAGTACCGACAGACCCATTCGAAACAGCTCGTGGAACTTCACTAGCTGCTGCTGATGAAGCTGTATTTCCTTTTATCTATCGTTCTTACTGGGGCGCTGTTAATGGTGGTAATGATAAGATCTATGGTATCCCATACGGTGCGAGTCAAGTTCAAGTTATTGATCTTAACGACGACTCTATTTCCTTTATTGGTACAGCTCTTACTGGTAATGCTGATTACGATACTACAACATCTGCTAATACTGATTACTTCTACTTGCGCTGTCCTCAGTGGAACAAGTATAAGGGTGGTGTTCTTGCTTCTAATGGCTGCATTTACTCTCACGGTACTCACGCTCGTAGTGTTCTTAAGATTGATACATCAGATGATAGTGTAACTGAGATTCCTTACCCATATACCATCTACAGTGCAATGACTGCTGGTTATACTGGTTCAGATGTTGACAGACACAATACATGGGGTAGACAGCCTGCTAGTATGTTCTCTGTTGAAGGTCCTGATGGTAAGATTTATAACACTCCATGGAACCTTCCTTATCAGATTGCTATTGATCCAGCAGATGATTCTATTTCCTTTAATCCACTTAGTGCTATTCTTGATGAGGATTCATCTGGTGCTGACTTGGCTTGGTATACAGATGGCTCACTCTTGAATCAGCAAGTCTTTATGGCTCCTGGTGAAGCAGATCGTGTTCTTGAGATTGGCTTTGATGGATATACTCCAGCTGCTTGGTCTACTGTTACACCATTTAGTCAAGCTTCATCTTCATCTTCACCTTCCCCATCACCATCAACGAGCTCACAAAGCTCGTCTCCATCTCCATCAGTTACTCCAAGTAGCTCTGAAGTTCTTACTCCAACACCGACACAAACCGGTACCCCAACAGGTACCCCAACAGGTACTCCAACTGGTACTCCAACAGGAACACCAACTGTGACTCCTACCTCGAGTACGTCTATTGGAGTAACTCCTTCACAGTCACCTTCACATACACCTACACCTACTGGTACAGGTACACCGACACCTACTCAGACCCAGACTCCATCTGTTACTCCTACTAATAACAATAATCGTTGTGTTATGCTTGAGTATGATGTTGAGGATGGTCCGGATCGTTTCATTGTAACTTACAAAGGTAGTGTTATTATTGATACAGGCTTTGTTGGTAATGCTGCTTATGTATATGGTGGCTATAAGAGACAAGTATTTATTGATGCGTTAATTAAAGAGGATATTGATTTTTCTGGTACCACTCTTGCTGATGATGGTTACCCTGTTGTTGATACAACTACAGAAGGAATGATAGAGTCTGTTGAATCACTCTTTAATGAGAAAGAAGCGCTTGTTACAATTCAATCTCCTGTTCATGATAAACCAGGCTGGAGATATACTCTCAACTGTCCTATGGTATGTTTAGATCCTACACCGACTGGAACACCAACACCAACACAGACACCTACACAGACACAAACGTCAACACCAACTCCGACTGGTACTCCTAACCCTACCCCTACTGCGAGCTCTACGCCTTGTGGTACTCCTACTCCTACACAAACACCAACATCGAGTAGCACTCCTGCCGCATCGTATCCTACCCCTACCCCGACTCCTACTTTGACCAGTACTCCAACTGGAACACCGACAGGGACACCACCAAGTACTGTTACGGCTACTCCTACCGGGACTCCTACCGAAACTCCAACTGGAACACCGACTAGTACACCACCTTCGACTATTACAGCTACCCCAAGTAATACTCCTAAC